GGGTTCGGTTTATTTTGAGTTCTTGCACCCACTCCATAGAAAGTATCTTGAGTGGTATTCGTGATGGTGGCTGTGGCTTGCGATGCGCCGCCTGTCACTACGAACGAGTTGACGATGGCGACATTACCCTCTGTGGCGGTCACTGTGAGGGTATGGTTGCTTGGATCGCTCACGACTGCAGAAGCAATATGAGGCTGAGCCAAAATTGCAGCAGCAATGGCATTCATTGTAGCTGCGCTGGAAACCGCAAACGTGATAGGAGCTAGGGCCACTCCATTAATGCTGACATTGATCACGTTTCCAGTGATCAAATCAGCGCTTATGACAGTGGTTGATAGATTAGATTGTGGAAGGCGGACGACGTAATCTTGACCGATTACTTTCGCAAGCCCTAGACCCACATTAAAATTCTCAAATGCTATCGGGGAAAGGACGTTTCTAAAGCCAGAATCGGCTAAAAGACCTACGCTCCCGACATCCATTAAAAAGGGATAGCTTAGTTGTGGCATGGTATTTTACCTCCTGGCTTGAAACCATTTTTCATCTTGTCGATCATTGCTTGACGAGCTGCTGTAGAATCGGCAGGCTGATGATCAAATTTAGTTCTGTATTCAACTGGGGTTGCAATGACTTGCGAAGGAGCCGGCGTCATGTCTTCAAGCAGAGCATCGAATCTTGCTTGAATATAAACCGCAGACTTCCCGTCTAGATTTGCGCTCTTTTGCTTTGCTCTGATGACTTCTTTCTTGATCTCCAAGTCGGACATATCATCAATTCTGGCCAAGGTTTTAGAGTCCAAGAAACTCTCTGCAACTTTTTGCAGTTTGACCCTTTCCTTAACGAGAGATCTGATAAATGCAGAGTCCATGTTGTTGTATTTGTCATTCTCTCTTTTTTCCTTATCTTGAGGTTTTGGAGGAACACGTTCGCCATTCGGAGCTTTAATAGGCGTTTCATGGGTTGCATAAGGGTTTTCCTTAGACATGTATCCCACTTCCTTTTCCACCTTTTCTTCTTCCTTATCGGCTTCTTCCTCTTCTTCTTCATCGTCCCCATTTTTAATGGAGCCTAATTCTGCAGATAACCGATCTCTTTCTTCAGCTATCCTGCTTCTTTCTGCCTCGAGATTTGCAATGCGGGCAAGCAGCTGCTCAACTTGATTAGCTACGTTGTCCTCCATCAAAATCTCGTCATCGTCAATTTTGACTTTCCTTTTAGCCATATGGGCCTCCTCTATTAAGATTTCTTCTGCATCGAAACTGTCTAATGCTATTCTTGCCTCGCTGCCTGCTCTGGCGTTGTCTACAATGCTTAGGTGGTTATATTTGATATTGGTTTGACGGAAGTTGTAGGGCTGGTCATCGTAGCTTCCTTCTTCCGGAATGAGATCGACGGTATATCCTAGAGAGAGCTCTCTGCGGTTTCTTTCAGTTACGTCCTTGACACTTGCCAAATCTGTAATCAACAAATTTGAAAGGACGAACTCTCCGTCTTGGGTAATTGTTTCCCCTGTATAACCAATGGCAAGACGTTTGGCATTTTCAGCCGTGACGAGACGTTCTTGAGGATGCCCATTTGTCACAGGAATCATTTTCATGCTGTCCAAGCTGTCGACTTTGAAAACTTCATCAGGGTGACGTAGTTCTTTTCGAATCGTTCCATCTGGATTTTTATAGAGAAAAACGCCAGTGCGAGTGACTATAGCGTTGGCTTTGATGTATCCTTCATCAGTGATGAAGGCATCCCCTTTGACCTGTCCTCTATCAAAACGAGCAACATCATTTAACTTCATTTTCTCTACCCAAAGATCAATGTTAAATTCACAACTTATTCAAATTGAATTAGCTGGCTATATGGGTGTATGGATGGCTGGGTAGATGGGCGTATGGTTTACTGGCAATATTATTGGTTGTTGGATGAGTGTGTGATTTGAGTCTAGATATCCAAGAGTCCTTCGAGAACCGGAACAGCTACACATCGGCAATTTACGTTAGTTCCCGGATGTCCAGAATCTTTCGGAGGGTTATCCCAGCGAAATTTCTTTCCATCATGGGCTCTATGGGTAGGACGAACTCTTTCATCGCCTGCCGTTTGCCAGATGTATTCTTCGACACCTAATTCCTGTTGCCTAAGCCTAGTTAAGCTCGCATTCAGTTTTGATGTCTGGTCTCTCGCGATTAATTTCGCGCGCCGTCTTGTAATTCCGAATCGTTCTTGGATGGATTGAGTCATTGAGTGAAATCTGCTTCCTTCCTGCAAGCCTCTTTCGATGATCTGTGCGACCTGATCGAGTTCCTGCGCTGGAAGAGAGCGGATTAATTGAGCATTTTGGCTTCCAAACAGTTTTAGCTGATCTTGAAGCCAAGGCTGATCGATAAAAATATCAATTCCGAATACGGAATTTGTGATTCTATCAAACTGCCTTTTATTGTACCTGGCGATCTGTACGCCAATTATTTTCGATTCCACTATGGTTTCTTCAACTTTACCCTTTATAGCTTGTATAACAGAATTTATCAACCTTTTTAGCGTATCTGAAAAGTCATCGCCTCTGGCAGATGAAGTTGGATAGAGCTGTTCTACTTCTGAAATCAAAGAGGGAAGAGCAGGGATGATGATCTCTTTAATTTGCTTCTTCAGCTCATTTGTGAGAGAGAAAAGAACTTTCATGTACTCTCTTTCTTGAGAAGAAGGGGGATGCCATTTCGGAGGCTTCTTTAATTTGAGAGCTCCCGATTTACCTGCACCCCTCTGTTTAATTTTAACAAGCTGATCAACAGAAACCATTGTTATAATGCCCCGCGATACCGGACCCCTGTCGGCATAAAATCAGGTCCAATGCCAGGCGGTGGAGTTTCTTGAGCTTTTTTCTCTTTCTCCAATTCGAAAACTTCTTCAGGATCAAAACCGCCTTCTCTGGCTTCGAGATCAACTTCTGTATTCATAGACCAACGGTTACCGCCGAAACGAGAAACAGCCACCTCAGCAGGATCAAGCACTCCTCGATCGAGATAAATGGCGTCGGTCTCCGCAACGATTTTTCTAACAAGTGCTTCTTGTTCTTCGGTGTTTTGCCAGAGAGGAACAAATTGAATGGACCAATTTTCTGGTTCGATTCCGGCGAAGGATCCGTCTTTAGAGAGCATGATATATCGAGTGAGTTTCTCCAGCATTGGCTTGAGCTTGGATTCTTGCTCCTGCTTGACCATGTCATAGAAATTTCTGACATCATTGTCTCCTGTTGCATTCATTCCTGCTGCGCTTCTTCCGAAGAGCAGGGATACGGGAACACCAGAGACCGCAGATAGAGCCAACATAAAACGGTCGAGAAGCTCAGGGATGCCGGAAATATTGGTTGAAGCTTTTTCATATTTCTCCTCCGCATCCAATATCATTGTATTGGTTGCGCCTTTAGTTAGATTAAGCAAATCCAAGCGTTTCATGACTTGATTATCAGCGCATTGCGAAGCGATCAGCTCGGCAAGATTCGGGATTGAGAGGGTGTAATTGACGAAATCCTGCATGATCAACCCTGCGTTTGCGAACGCGGTAGAATAATTGCGCAATTCGTTGTAAATCGATTGAATTAAGGGATCGCCCCATCCATTGTTAAAGTTCTGCTGCCTTGGGGGAAGGAGCGACCAATCCGCGCGCAGAATACGCGAATGATGAACATAAAAGAGCGCGCCGGTGCGCGTATCATTGACGGTATAAACGTTAGGGAATCCATAATTGGGACTGTTGAGATCTTTCTCGAATGTGCCATCCCGACTAAATGCTTGATAGCGATCGAAGACATGGAGCCATTTTACATCGCGGATATTCTTTTCATCGACGGGCTCTTCAAGTGGAAGCCCATCAGCAATGCCCATCACACATAAAGCTCCTCCATACAATCTGGCCCAACGAAGGACTGTAATCAAATTGAAATTGGCTTTGATCGATTCCATCTTAGCATTGACTTTCTGATTCGAGTCGCCCTCGATTTCCCATCCTTGCCTAACCATTTCCGCGGGGACAATATCCATGATTCGGCGAGTAATACCGTCAGATCTATAAAGTTGGTCCAACTCTGCTTGCTCAAAGATGCGTTCTATCCAAAAATGGGCATGAACGTTTTTATCACGTCCGCGCATGCCAAGCCCTGTTAAAACGTTTACCCAGCCATCGGATTTGACGGCTCCATCATGATGAGCGACTCGGCTCTGATCTTCAGCTGATTTTTTATCGAAATTGTATGTACCCATTTTTTCCCAAGAAGTTAGTATGGTTTATTTTATTGGGAAAATGAGTAGCGCGGCTTAGATGCCGCTTTGAGTCACTGAGTCTTTGATAGCAGCTATTTGGCTGTCTAAAATTTACCTTATCACAAGCTGGAAAAAAAGAACAATTTCGTTATTGCAAGCTTTTCTTAATCAACCCATTTTCTAGTCTTCAAAAAATGGCAACTTCTCTGTACAAAAAATGCGATTTAAGCTTTTATAACATTCTATATTAATATTTTAAATGATGAGATTAAATGAGATTTTTTGACGAAGTATTTTCCCAAGATGACAAATGCCTATTGTTTTTAGATTTTCACATTGACCCCTCTCTTTTTTCTAAACTTCCTATAGAAATAGCACCTGGAATTTATCTTGCCCCAACACCTCAACACGCGCTTGCTTGTTCAGCTGGAAGAGGGGAATCAGTTGAGAGAAATGTCGGTCTAGCGGCTTGGGTCTATCCTGGCTATGGATTAGGGATGGGAATATGCAATGCTTGCATCCAAATTGATAAAACAGTGCCATTGGCATTGAGAGATCGATATCTCTGGTTTGTTGTGGAAGCATTATATTTAGTGAAGCCACTCCACATGCGCCTAGCGGGCTCTTTTACTTATGGCAATGAGGAAGAGGGTTTTTTAGGTAAAAATCCCTCCAGGATTGATCATCGTTCCAATATTTGCCTCGATGCTTTTTTTAGTCATGCAAATGGAGAAAATTTACTTCAATACACAGAAAAAGATTTGAAGCAGGCGGGTATCTATTTTTCACAAATAGTCAAAATCTTCAATATGAGACAGACCGCTTCTCGTCCATACTTCAATCTAAAAGCCTTTTTTGAGGCCACACTCTGGGAGCGATCTATCTATGCAAGTACATCGTTTTCAAAGCTGTTTCCCCTCATTGATTCTTTCTCAGGGAATCCAACACATAGTCACAATACAAAAACCTCAGAAAGGCTAAGCGCATTTCTTGAAGAAATTAGCGGCCCATTGCTCGCTATCCCTTTCTCGAGGGAAGAAATCAGACTTCGAATATTGTCGATCT